TTGCTAGGGCCTGACGAACACGGCCCGGGCCTGCATTATATGCAGCGGCGGCGAGCTCTTCTGTGCCAAAATCTTTAAGCTGCTTATTGAAATAAGCCTGCCCAAGAGCGGCATTATATTCTTCATCAGATCTTAATCTTTGACGATCGTATGGTAGGCCAGCAAGCTTGGCTGCCTCTGGGCCTGTTCCCGGCATAATTTGCGAGATACCTTCAGCGCCTTTTGGAGAGGTTAGCGTGCGGCCGGATCTATCAAATTGGCGGCGATTAGTTTCGGCTCCAAGAATGCCCCTTTTGAAAAAATCATCTTCAGCTGGACCGCCTTCTTCATAACCAGCACGGCCTCCATACGCCATGCCCATCGCGCCAAGGCCAGCTGAAACAAGCGGGCCTGACCCGGGCAAGAAATAGTTAGCAGCCATACCAGCGCCGGCCTTCATCAAGCCGCCTAGAAGGCCGCTCTTTTGCTCTTGAGGAGCCTGCTGTGGCTGCTGCGGCTTAGAGACTTGGATAGGATTGCTCAATAAGTCCTGCATGGCGTTGTTATGGACGTCGCCGCCTGCGGCATAAGCTCCGGTATGTGTTCCACCTAAAGGATTGGATAACAAACCTTGATTTTGGAGAAAATTGCGGGCCCCAGAATATAAGCCAGAAGCCTTCTCATACGCGCCAGACGGGTCGCTAACAGCCGCCTTCAGGCCGCGCTCAACAAGCCCTTGTCTGCGCTCCGGTAAGCCACTTGCTTCTAACAATCGGCCAGGACGTATTTCGCCCGTAGGAAACTCAGTTCCTGATGTATCTAGACCAGCCATCAATGATGCCTGCTGGCTCGCAAGAAGATTATCCATTTTGCGCTTTTCAGCGGCATTAGGATCAGTCATGTCGGTATAATGAAGATGAGCGCCTATACCACCGTGAGCATATCCGCCACGGGCGTAATCGCCTGCTGCCTCAACAGCGCCACCCATGCGAGCTGCGCCAAGACCTTCATCGTATCCTTTGATCGCGCCACCATCTGCAGCAAAGCCGCCAAAGAACGGCATTTGCTGGTAGCCCATGGACGTCGACCCCATAAGCGGACCAAGAGCTCCAGCCGTTTGCGCATAGAGCTGAGCTGTCTGCAAGGGATACATGCGCTCTTTTTGAAACTCGTTATATAGAGCCTGGTTCTGCGCCGTCTGGGTCTGCTGCTCCAGTGTGCCAGCCTGCAGCTGAGCTGAAGCCTGCTGAAGAGCTGCCTGTTGAGCCGCGGTGCCAAGACCGCCAACCTGCGCGCCGGCACCAAGGAGGCGCTGGAGATTTGCCGCTTCGATACCTTGCTGACCTTGAGCCGTCTGAAGGGCTTGGCCATAGCCTGTTTGATAGAGGGGACTAAGCGCCTGCCCTAATGCCAGCCCTTGCTGGCCGCGTAGAAGCGCACGCTCGACGCCAGCGCGCTCGCCGCCAAAAGCTCCTGACTTGATTGCCTGAGCCTGCTGCTGAGCTTGCTGCATACCAAATTGCTGACGGAGTGCATTCTGCACAGGGTCAACGACCTGAGACATATAAGGGTTCATATATTCTTGGATTTGACCGCTTGTTAATCGGTTAACAGGCGCAGCGCCAGCAAGCGTCATTGCGCCTGCTGTTTGGAAATAAGGGTCTGTCATGCCCTGTAGACCAGTCACATTCTGGATCGCTCCAGTCTGTGTTGGCGTTAAAGAAGCAACATAGGCTTCAGGATCAGAGCTATATTTTTGAAAAGGCTGGGACGTCGCTTGCGATATCTTGTCCATCGCCGTCGAATAACCAGTCGCGGCAGGAAAAGAAGGATAAGCAACCTGCTGTGATGTCTGCTGAACGCCTTTGCCGCCACCGCACATTTATTTCTCTCCGCCTATGCCAGACTGGCTATTCTTGTTCCACGCGCCAGTATGCGCCCCATAAAGGAAGAAAGCGCCGGCAGGATCACCAAAAACCCTTTTATACATTTCTACTTTGCCCTGCGTCCGCTGATTAGACAAAATGCCAATCAGCAAGGGAAGACCTAATTGATCAGCAACCTTTTTGCTAAATTCGCAGAGCTTTCTGGCGCGACCGCCCTTTGCGCTCCTGAATTTTTTGCTGACAAAAACCGTCTTTTCTTCAATGATCTCTTCTTGACTATACCATGTATTGCCAACCCGGAGAAGCACGAAGCCCTCGAGCTGTTCTCCCGTATTTCCTATCACGCCAACAATGCCGTGATCGCCATGAAGAGCAGCCCAGATTTCTCCAGCAACCATTTCTAATGTCGGCGCAAACAACCCATTTTCCATTGAAACCTGAGACGCGAGCTGCATGACGCCCTCAAAATCTTCCGGCGTAGCAACTCTTACATGGATCTCTTCTGACATGCGATTCCCCTTTAATCGCGCTTCGGACCTGGCAACTTACTAAGCGTTTTGATCGTTTTGGCTCGATAGTCTTTGACAAACTCATCAAGATTCTTATGCCCAGCGTCGACATCGCCGCCGCCAATTCTATTAGCAACATTCTCGGGAGTAATCACATACTCGCCGCCAGCCGCAACTATTTCAACCGGCTCGTGCTCGGGGCTGTTTTGTTGGACACCAAAGACGGTATTGGCATATTTGAACCCGGCCATCGTGTTCCCTTCACCCATTGCCGAGATAATGTCGGCGGGGATGACATAGGAACCTGAAGGAACATTAATTGGAAGATGATCAGTGCGGCCAGCAACATTGCTGTGAATAGGACCAACATGAATTTTTTCACTTACACCGCCTTCCGCGCGAGCTCGCCGGGACTGGCTCAAGGCAGCCGCAATCGCTTGCTGCTGCGGGTGGCCGGCATGCATCATTTCCCTGATGTTTGAGCTAATCGTTTCTTGGCTCTTGCCTTTAAGAAGTGGCATGTTTCACCCTATGAAAGCGAATAGGTTATATTCACAAACTGACTTGCGGCTGGAATAGCCACAAGACCATAAGTGAAATTGACATTGATTGGATATGTCGCAAGCGTGCCGTTCAAGGACGATAAAAGCAAATTTCTGTCGGTCGTATAATCGTAAATTTTGAAGACAATACCAGCGACGGTCTGCGCTGCGGTCGTCGCATTGCTAAATGAAAATGTATTATTTGTTGTATCAACAGCCGTAACAACCGCTGATGTTGTATTATATCCGATAGGCGTCATGTTATAAATTGCAACTCTGTCATTCACTTTAAATGCGTTAACGCCAGCATAGCCAACGGTCGCAATTGACCCCGTGCCCGTTGCGCTCGTTGTCGCAAACGAAACAGAATCATAAATAAGCCCTGCCGTGGAGCCGCCAGTTGCAGCTGTCGTGTAAGAGACAAATCGACCAGAACCTCGAGCAACAGTTTGAGCTGTTGTTGATGTAATAGAACCTGATGTTGTCGCGCCTGCAAGATAGACGTAACTCGTGTAAAACGATCCCAAAGATTGAGATAAATTGTTGATGGCGACAACGCCATTTTTCTGTGTGGTGAGAATATCGTCGAGCGTAGCCAATTAGAACTTCCCATCTTGTTCGAAGCGATACCGCATGGCTCCAAGACGCCAGAAAGTCCCCGTTTCATTTAAATCGCTTTGTATCTTTATTGACAAAAGACGACCGCGGAAACGAGGAGAGATAAATTCTGTGTCTATTGATATGTTGTAAGGACCATATGTTCTTGGTGTTTGACCAGGATAGTCCGTCACATAAAATGTAAGCAATATATGCGCATTCTGGTTGCCGTTATAGAGGCCCCATTTCATGTCAGGCCATACTTGATCAACGAACAATTTAAATTCGCCATCAGAGATAACAAAGTAACCAGTCTGAAATGAGCTCTCCATAGCTTGGCCGTCAGCATCTTGGCCTATTTCATGCTGGTAAATATAATATGTTCCTTGATCATCTATGCCAGCGCCGATTGGAGGACCAAGAACAGACTGATTGATCCAAGCCGTTCTTGAAAGCGTGCCAAAGTCCCACTGACGAAGCGCAATATTATATTTAACGTAGGCGTTTACTTCGCCACCGTTGCTCATTGTTGGATAATACCAAGTAATTTCACTGAAGCGAGAATTAGGCGCAACGCGGATCTTGTCTAAATTACTTGTATCAAGATCCTGGAAAATAACGTCCCATACCGGGCACTGTATAATTTCAACGCCGCTTGCGCCTAGCATGAAGAACTGGCTTTGGCTCATCCAGTAAACAATGCCGTTCATAGAAGCAGCTGCTTTGCGTGAAATAAGACCGCAGCCTGTGCCTAATTCGTTGAACTGATAGACGTAGGGAGGGCCAACATATTGCATGGCCCACACGGCTAGATCAGTCCAAACGAGACCCTGTTGCGGGCCTTGGATACACCCTACAACGCGTGATCCGCGTGGCAAGCGATACGATCCAGCCTGATTAGTCGGCAGCGCAATCCACGATGTGTAATCATTAACGTCGCACCAACGGATCAGAAGAGGATCTTGAATGCCAGTAAATGTAGAGCCCCAGGCAATAATTTGACGCTGAGGCATGGCGACAAACATGCCATCGTTTACAGGCGGAGCCTCTGCAATAATTGAGGCGAGAGAGGAGCCTGTATCTGGGCTCCAAATAAATATACCGTCTCCAACTGGGCATGACAGGAAATCTGATCCCCAGTTGTCTAGCGTCCATTCTGTGACAGTAATCGGTGCGCCAGCCGTCGTAAGATTGGTAACAGTGCCGGCGACTGTCTGAGGTCCAGTTGTCGTTCCTGCAAACGTAATCTGATTAGTCGCCGGTATAGATGTTACTGTATAAAGGCCATTATATCCCGTTGGCGTTACGCCGTTTATTAAGACCTGGTCGCCAACATTAAATAAGTTTGTCGAATTATATGTGATCGTTACGACAGAGCCGGTTCCAGACGTTGCCGTTGTTGCAGCTGAAGGGCTTGGCGGGATAACTCCGTTGCCAAATCCCCCAACGCCGTATCCGCCAACGCCAAAGCCTGTGCCCGTCGGAAGAGGAGCGGGTGAACGATAAACAATAATGTTTGCAAAGCCTGCATTCGAAAGAGCGTATGTGACAAGCAGCGTGCAGGATTGCAGACCTGAAGAAACGACAGTTGTTGTTGCGTTTAAATACTTTATCTCTGTGTATGTTGATGTCGTTGAAACGTCTACAACGCGTGCATTGGTTACATTGTATCCAGCCGTTGGACAGTTTTCGATCGTTATAGAATCGCCTCTTGTTACGCCATACCCTAGTGGAACGCGAACGGATACCACTGTTCCAGTTCCTGCGAAATATATCGGCGTAGTTCTTGTGGCTGTATTATCAGCGCCAATGCTAAATTGCGTTGTTGCATTAGCCCCGTTTTCATCACCAACATTTAAAACGGTATAATTGCCAAGCAAGCGAACCGTGCCGGCGTCAACGGCATCAATTACTGGAAATATATCTCCAGCCTGATAATTATGATTGGGAAAATATACATAAACTATGGATTGTTCATTTGTAAATCTAAACACAGGCATATCGCCCAAGCCAGGATTTACTGACGCTGAATTGGTAACGGCTGGCTGAGGATCGCCTAAAACATCTCGAGCAGTGATTTGAAAATTATTTATACTGACGTATTGTGTTCGATACAGGCCAAACAGAACAATGCCACCAACGCTTATTGGCGTCTTAATATAAATTGAACTGTAGCTATTAAGATTAGAGCCCGGGATATAAACATCTACCGTTGCAGATCCAGCTCTTGTAACAAAGCCATTGCCATAGCCTACGCTTCCGCCCGTAGCCGTAGCGGCGGCAAGGTTAGAGATCGTAAATTGAAACTGATTATAGGCAGGAACAGCCGTTACAACGAATGATCCGTTGTAATAAGAATCTGACATGCCGGTAATATAAACGTAGTCGCCTATCTCGAAAAAATGGTAACCCGTAATCGTTATTGTCGCCGTTGACCCAGAAGCAGCTCCGGTGCAAGCAAAGAAAAATGGCGTATAAATACTTGCAGATTGCGTATAAATGCCAAGATCAAGCTCGGTAATGGTTGGCGTTAGAACTTCTCTCTGGCCGTTTGAAATAACAGAAAGACCAGCGCCGTTATTTGCATCGCCTTCTGCGCCAACGCCAAGATATGTCGTCGCGTTTGTGTCTTCCCAGGCCCATAGAGCCCTGACGACAGTTGGAAGAGCGGCATTAAAATATTTAACCCATCCGCCTAGCTTTTGAACAAGCGCAATATTCTGCTTATCAGGAATAAAACGTATAAGATTGCTTTCAGATATCGCAGCTTCGTTCAATGCAAGCGTGCGATTCTGATCTACGCCAGGAATAAGCTTGAGCGTTGAATGCGGCATCTATATCACCGTGTCGGCGTAGCAGTTGTAGACGTGCTTTGCGATGACCACGCAGCCGCCTCGAACTTCTTGCGGTTTTCTTCGGACGCCGCACTCTTCAGTAGCGTTTGATATTGCGTCTCATATGTGATTGGCATTTGCGGATCATTGCCTTGCGCGCTCGAGAAATTGCGCTGATAAGCAGCAATATAGATCATGCTCGCCAATATCATTAATTCCGGCAGGTAAAGGCTGATAAAAGTCGTTGTCGTTGTGCTGGCAAAATTAGGATACGCAGCGCCTGTATTTGATAAATAGCTAGACAAAAATGTCGCGTCAGAAGCGCCAGGACCAAGGCTTTGAGGGCGATAGGTTCCGACCAATTCGACGGTATAATTCTGATCAGGAAACGGACCAACGTAAAAAGTATAATCGTCAAATGGACAGAAATATTTTGGCATCGCTGTGTAGGTATAATCTCCATACACAGCATCTAAAAATTCTTTTGTCGTAGGCAAAAGAGGATATCGTATTGCGGCGTTTGGATCAGTCACGCCGATCGGCGTTAATACGTTAATTTGCTCGGGGACAACAAAGGTTCCTGCTGGAACCGACAGCTGCCTATTGCCTGTCGTCAGGGTGTAGGACGTGGTCGAGATTGACGTGAATAGAAAGTCTAGGTCTCGATAGATTCTATTCTCGGCATAGGTAATCATAGCCGGGAGGATGGTCAAAAAATTAGGGTCAGTCGTATCGAC